TGCTGACGGCAGGGAGGGTGCAGGAGTTCGTCAAGTGCTGGTGGGACGCTAAGGAATACAAGCCAGCAGGAGTGGTCTCGCTGTCCGACGAGGTATGTTGGGATGCTTTTGTCACCCGTGGCAAGGCAGAGATCATACCCTTCCCTTCCACCTTCGGTACTCTCAACAAGATGATGAACGGTGGCATGGCCGCTGGTGAGGTCACGGTGATAGGTGCCTTGACCTCCGTAGGTAAGACTACCTTCGTCACCAACCTACTCTATGGTATGTACAAGGAGACCAACCGTAGGATCGGAGCGGTGTTCCTTGAGGCATCCATAGGTGAGATTACGGAGAACGTAGTGGGTGTAGTGGGTGGCACCAATATCAAGGTGATACCTGAGGAGGAGCGGGACTACAGTTCGTACCGCCCTCACTATGAGGAACTACAGGAGACCGACAGGATACACCTTGACGACCATGCCGGAGCCTCAGACATCGAGGACTTGTTCTCTCGTATGAGGTATCTAATCAAGGGTATGGACTGTGAAGTGTTGATTCTTGATCCACTACAGGCGGCAGTGCAGTCCAATGAGAACGGGATGATCGACTCCTTTATGGACAGGTGCCTGAAGCTGGCCAAGGAAACCAATGCGGCCATCATCATCGTGTCACACCTACGCAAGCCCAGCGTTAAGGACCCTCACGATGTCAACGAGTACGACATGAAGGGGTCCGGTTCGATCAATCAGATCGCATTCAATACCATACTCCTGAGCAGGGACAAGATGTCGGAGGACGACTACGCTAGGAACTGTACCAAGGTGCAGCTAGTGAAGTGCCGCCGCACGGGACGCACGGGACACGCTGGATGGCTGTACTATGAGGACGATACCTCCCGTATGGTAGCGGGTGTGGCACCTGAGGTACAGGAGGTGGCCCATGAAGAGTTCTAAAGAAGAGGGGGTGGGGATAGCAGGGACAATGGACCAGGATGTTCCCGTTGGGATGTTCAAGTGTAACTACTGTGGCTCTGTCCATGAGACCCCTGAGGTAGCCAAGGCAGTACCTATGCAGTTCTGGTGCAGTAAAGATTGCTGGGAGAAGGACAATGCCTAAAGTACCTGCTAGAAATCCTTATGATAGAAAACATCATTCAAGGCTGAGATCAAGAAGGGACTCTTATATTTTAAGAAAGACAGGAGGTACGTGTGAGTTGTGTAAAGATCACTGGCCTTCGGACATACTTTGTTTTCATCATCTTAATCCCGAAGATAAAGAGTTTGGTTTGGATGTAAGAAAATGGAGAGCTAAATATTTAACTAATGTCTTGAAGGAAGCTGATAAGTGTGCTATCTTATGTATGAACTGTCACGCTCTAGAACACAAAGCTCTAAACAGAGGTGAGACTTTAATCAATGACCCAGACGCTTATCTTAGATATAGAAACCACCGCTTTACAAAACAGCCAGACCTCTTCGATAGAGCGGATATGGATGATAGGAACGATGGACCTAGAGACGAAGATCAAGAAGAGTTTCCTTACGCCTTCGTTTAGTGACGCAACAGAGATACAGGAGTACATCAATGGATATTCTACTGTGGTTGGTCATAACATTATTGGGTTTGACAGTCCTGTAATGAACGACCTGTTGGGAATTACACTGCCTAACGTAGTTGATACCCTTGTTTTGTCCCGACTGTACAACCCTCAGATGGAGGGAGGACATTCACTCAGGGCATGGGGGGAGAGACTAGGGTTTCGGAAGGGAGATCACGACGACTGGTCTACCCTGTCGGATGAGATGATTGAGTACTGCGAGAGAGACTTGGACGTTACTGCCAAGCTGTACACTGAACTAACTGAAAAGCTGGAGGAGTTTCAGGGAGAGTCCATAGAACTAGAACATGAAGTGCAACGTATTATAACTAAGCAGGAGAACAATGGATGGGAACTAGATGTTGAACGAGCGTTTGATATACAGGCAAAACTTAAGCAGCGAAGCATGGAAGTGGAGAGGGAGGTTCATAAAAGGTTCACGCCTCTTGCGGTCTTCGATAAGGAGGTCACTCCCAAATATAACAAGGACGGAAGCCTTAGTGTGGTTGGGCTTAAGTTTCTTGGGGATCGGTATACTGATGTGGCTGGTCCATTTAGTAGAGTTTCTTTTCCCGAATTTAATCTAGGGTCAAGACAACAGATAGCCCGTCACCTACAGTTCTTTGGGTGGAAGCCTAAGTTGTTTACTGAGAAGGGACAGGCCATCGTAGACGAAGGAGTTTTATCCAGGGTTGATATACCTGAGGCCAAGCTAATCGCAGAGTATCTACTGATACAGAAGAGAACGGCACAGGTGCAGTCATGGATAGAAGCGGTAGAGGAGGATGGTAGGGTCCACGGTAGGGTCAACCCTATCGGTGCAGTGACGGGGCGTATGACACACAGCAGCCCCAACATGGCACAGGTCCCCGCCTCTTACTCTCCATACGGTACTGAATGCCGTGAGTGTTGGACAGTACCAAAAGGTTACAGGCTTGTGGGTATTGATGCCGCTGGCCTGGAGTTGAGAATGTTAGCCCACTACATGAATGATAAGGAGTACACAAATGAAGTCACAAATGGAGATGTCCATACAGCCAATCAAAAAGCTGCTGGACTTGCAACAAGAGACCTCGCTAAAACTTTTATCTATGCTTTCCTCTACGGCGCAGGAGACGCCAAAATCGGAACTATTGTTGGAGGTTCTAAGCGAGACGGAGCAAAACTTAAGGAGAAGTTTCTCTCTAACACACCGTCTCTTCGAGATTTACGCGAAAGGGTTTCACGATCTGCGCGGAGAGGATACCTCAAAGGACTCGACGGAAGAAAACTAGTACTGCGGAGTGAACACGCCGCCTTGAATACACTTCTACAGTCAGCAGGTGCAATAATAATGAAGAAGTCCTTGACGATACTTGATGAGTATGCTACAATACATAATATAGAGTACAAGTTTGTAGGTAATATTCACGATGAGTTTCAAGTGGAGGTCAAAGAGGACCAAGCAGAGAAGCTAGGCTGGCTGGCCGTAGAGTGTATCAAGGCTGCTGGAGATCGGATGTCGCTTAAATGCCCACTGGACGGAGAGTACAAGGTGGGACAATCGTGGGCAGAGACCCACTAATTTCTGGGACGATCCCAGAATATAGGAGAGTATAATGGAAAAGAACATGGATACCCTAGTCGAAGACATCTATACCCTCATGGTCAACAGAAACACTGGCGATGGTGTGGACGTTGAGGAGGAAATAGACAAATTCGGAGAGGCCATGAAGGAAATCATGCGTAAGGAGTTCCTTCCAGGTGGACGTAGGGACGGTAGGAAACTACGCCTTTCCTCAGTGGGTAAAAATGATCTTATCCAATGGTTCTCCTACAACGGCTACAGGGGTGAGCGTATCCAACCCCACACTCTTATCAAGTTTATGTATGGTCACATGATTGAGGAGATGATCCTGCTTCTTGTCCGTCTCACCGGACACAAGGTAACGGATGAACAGAAGGAAGTGTCCGTTGGTGGAGTCAGGGGTCACATGGACTGTAAGATTGATGGCACTGTGGTTGATGTTAAGTCCACTACTAAGTTTGGTTTAATGAAGTTTAACGATAGAACCCTAGCCGCAAAAGATGACTTTGGTTATGTCGATCAGATCAAAGCATACGCCCATGCGGAGGGAGATCGTAAGTGGGCATGGCTTGCTATGGACAGAGACAGCGGTAAGCTGGCTGTTCTTGAGTATGACTTGGACAACACAAGTGATCCTATGTACGAGCATTTCTCAGGGGATATTGAGGAAAGGATTGAGCATGTAAAAAAGTCTGTAAAGCAGGAAGACCGACCTTCAAGATGCTATTCTCCCGAAGAGGATGGGAAGTCAGGCAACTTAAAACTGTGTACTACCTGCTCTTATTGCCAGTACAAAAAGTTTTGTTATCCAGAAGTCCGCGCATTTCACACTGGCTCAGGTCCAAAGTTTTTAACTACCGTAGTAAACGTCCCTAAGAACCGTCAGGGTAAACCTTATCCTGAAATTAACCTAGATGAATAGGAGAATACAATGATTGAATTTAAAGTTATCAACACCCCACGCCATGACCGTTTCGAGCAACAGGTAACTGAGTTACTTAATGACGGGTGGACCCTACACGGAACACCCTTTGTGGCTCAGACAGGAGGTATGACCCAGGCCCTTACAAAAGAAACCAAGGTAAAGAAGAGTGCCTCCAAAGTATCGGAATAAGTTCGAGGAGACAGCAGGTCTCTTACTGAAGAAGTACTGTAAGTATGAATCAGAGAAGGTCCCTTATGTCATCCACAAGAATTACATCCCTGACTTTGTAGGGAGAAACGATAAGAACAAAATAGATATTCTTGTGGAGGCTAAGGGATACTTCAGAGTCGGTGACACACAGAAGTACAAAGCAATACGGGACAGTCTACCAAAGAAAAGACAGTTAGTTTTTCTTCTGTATAACCCAAACAAAAAACTAAGGAAGGGAAGTAAAATGAATATGTCAGAATGGTGTGATAAGGAAGGGTTCAAGTGGTACACATTGGAGGACATTACCGATGCCTTTATCAAATGAACAGTTCATTCGGAGACTTGCAGCTATTACTGATCCTGAATTTCTTTGTGACTTTCTGGACATTACCAGTGAAGATATCCTTGAGAGATTTGAGGACATAGTTGAGGACACTATGGATAACCTGCGACGAGAGTTTGATGTTGACATTCAAGATGAAGAGGAGTATAATAATGAATAGGAATGAAGTTCTTAGAGAAGCTCAGACTATCTTAAATGGCCAACGTGCCAACGACTATGGAGATGCTTACGACAATCACAAACGTATTGCTGCTCTATGGAACACATACCTAGACGAAGAGTACGGACTAAAACCAGAGGACGTTGCAGTTATGATGATACTTCTTAAGGTAGCTAGGTTAGTTCATAAGCATACTTCGGATAGCTTTGTGGACATAGCAGGGTATGCTGCTCTAGCAGAAGAAATGTCCAGTACTGAAAATGTTATTGAGTTTACCCCTGAAAGGTAGCGCACATGGATATGGATTTAGAAGAACAGTATTTTGCTGAGTTAGTAGATGAGGAAGAGTTACCTCCTGAGTTTTATTCTTGGTTAAAAGACTTATCAAAACTTAATAACAGAAAGACTTCTTTTTTTATAGCTCTTGCACTGGAAGAAATGTTTATAAGGTTTACTCAGGGTCCTGATTTCCCTGAGGAACATGCCATAACCCATCACTAAGGAAACTAAATATGTACGGAAGAAACTCAGTAGGACCACAAGTTAAACCTTGCGATGACCTCCATGCCATGAAGTATCGGTTGGCTAATGAGAGCTTTGAGGAGGCCATCAGTAGACAAGCGGGAGCAATGTCAGATGATGAAGAACATCGTAAATCGTATAAAGAAATTACTATGGACATGCGGTTCCTTCCTGCGGGGAGAGTCCAGTCCGCAATGGGAAG